TTAAATCATTGATTGGATCGTTTACCGTCTGCCAACAATACGTTGACCATATGGCGCTATCCGGCTTCGAATCCCACGTTCTCCCTTCTAATACAGTAGATTATGTTGAACGTAGGTTATCAAAACTATTTCCTGATGCTAGAGCAACAAGTTTTAAACGGCTCGGCGTGATCCCTTTTATTTTGACAAAGCGTGAATATCAAATACGCTTCATACTCCATGATGATAAACATAATGTTGAGAGTGATCATATGATATTCCCTGAGGATCTTGCTGAGTACAGTAAGCTTGAACGTTTCAACAAATATGGTCTTATCGGACCAAATAGTGTGATTCGGACTAATTTAACATGGGGTGGAGAGATTTGTCCAGCAACCAGAGTGCTTCATCCCAATTCCATTTCACGACAATATTTGGGCGGAAACACTTCAGTACGGCTTGAACAGAGTATAGTGATCTACGAAGAATACTGGAACATTGTCAACGGGCCAGCTCCTGTTTTATCTGGATCCATACAAACGTTTATTTCAACCGCCACATCTAGCTTAAGAAACTCCTATGGAGTACAGAGCCATCAAAACATTGGAGCATGTTCAGGTCTTTTGATGGATCATGTGTGGGCAGCCACTTGCTACACATCACAACAACTCATTCCCAGGATTGCTTTAAAATGGGCACCCTCTCAGCCGTCAGATATCTGAGGGGGTATCGTTTATCTGACATTCCTCTTTTCGAATTAGCCGAAGTGAAAACTGAGGTCAAATTTGGAAGAATAAACATGCTGCGGTATGACACTGCTAACTTGCCAACAGTCGTCTCTAGAACTTTACCATTCTATGTTGACGGGTATTGCTTTGCCAAACCATGTCCTAAAGATCCCTTGACCATTGGTCTAGGAGCTTTGAAGCGCGTCGGATTTAAACCACCAGAAGTGGCCGTCGAAGATAGGGAGGCCTATCGAAATTATATTATAGAACACGTGTTACCTACTTATACACCGTTAAGTCCAGACCAGTTGATAGATACTGTAGACTGGATAGATTCATTGAATTTTCCCCTGAAGAGGAAAGAACAAATTAAATTAGCTTATAGGGAGTTTCAGGATTTAGTCTTGGAACCCGGCTCAGATGACTGGGCTGATAGATTAGCTGAATTGGTTGGGTTTATCAAGGATGAATTTTACGAAGAAGAGAAGGCCACACGTTGGATCAATGCACGTTGCGATGCTGCCAAAGCATTCTTCGGACCCAAATGCAAAATGGTTATGGATGTATTCAAGGAAGACTACAGTGTTATAAAAACTGTCCCAGTCGAAGATCGAGCTAGTGTTATATACGATGCTCTCTTTGAAGAAGGAGCAATTTATTTAGCGAC